CACAACTACAAGGCGTTAATGCTGATACTTCTCAAAATAAAACGAAATTCTTTTGGAAAGGTAGAGATATTACCTTCAACTCATGGCAAGTTGCCCATTTCAGATTATTAGGTGATGATAGAAAACTACCTTATGGTACTAGTTTTCTAGAAAAAGTTAGACGTATTTGGAAACAATTAATTTTATCTGAGGATGCAATGTTAGTTTATCGTGTAACTAGAGCACCTGAAAGACGTGTATATAAGATATACGTTGGTAATATTGATGATGCTGATGTTGAATCTTATGTAAATGATATTGCTAATAGATTTAAACGTTCACCATTAGTTGACCCACAAACAGGTCAAATGGATTTACGTTATAATCAATTAGGGTTAGACCAAGATATATTTGTACCAGTTAGAACTGAAAATGCAGAAACTCCAATTGATACTTTGCCAGGTGCGCAAAACTTAGACCAGATTGCTGATATTGAATATTTACAAAGAAAATTATTTACAGCATTAAGAGTACCTAAAGCCTTTTTAGGTTTTGAGGAAGCTACTGGTGAAGGTAAGAACTTAGCTTTGCAAGATATTAGATTCTCAAGAACAATTAATAGAATTCAACAAGCTATGCTCCATGAATTAAATAAAATTGCGATTGTACATTTATACCTATTAGGTTTTAATGATGATTTAGATAATTTTACGTTAACATTGAATAACCCATCCACGCAAGCGGAGATGCTTAAAATTGAGCATATCGCTGAGAAGGTTAACTTATATAAAAATGCAGTTGCCGACGCTGGAAATGGTTTTGGTGCTATGTCTATGACTAGGGGTAAGCGAGAAATACTAGGTTGGTCTAATGATGAGATTAAACAAGATTTAATAGAACAACGTATTGAGAAAGCTGCCGCTGCTGAGTTAGAGAATACACGTAATGTTATTAAACATACTGGATTGTATGATAAAGTTGATAGGATTTACGGTGATATGGAAATGGCTAAAGAAGGTGGTCAAGTAGCTGAAGAAGGTGAAGGTGGTGAAGGTGGTGGTGACGCTGGTGGTGGTGCTGGTGGATTCGGTGGTGGATTTGATGCTCCTGATTTAGAACTAGATGATACTGATACTGAAGGTGAAGTTGACTTTGAGAGTGCTGAGCCTGATGCAGGTGGGGGTGCTGAGCCTGATGCAGGTGCTGAGCCTGAAGCTGATATGGGTGAGTCTTTTTTTAAAAGAAAGCCTATTTTAACTGAGGGTAAAATAGTAAAGAATAGACCGATTGATTATTTTGGTAGGTTAACTGAAAGTTACAAACCAGAGCATGATGATATTAGTGATTCAAGTATTGGGGATAAAAATAAGTTAATTAATATAAACATTAGTAGGATTATCGATGATATCGATAATAAATTGAAGGAATAGTAGTCTTTATCGATAAAAATGGATATTTATTATTAAAAAGAAAACAATGCAAAATTTTGGTATAATTAATGAAACATTTAAAAACATTTTAGTAGATAGTATTGCTATGAAAGATGGTAAGGGCAAAAGGATGTTTAGTAAGTACGTTAAAGCACTTAAAGAAAATAAAGTATTCAGAGCCCAATATCATGTATATAATAGCATTGAAAATAAAGTTGAAGCTGATAGATATAAATCTTCAGAGTATATCAATGAATCTATTAATTTACTAAAAAAATTAGGAAAAAATACCATCATTACTGAAAATACTAAATTACTTAACTTTTTAGTTAAGAATGGGTATAGTGTATATGATGGTGATTACCTACATAAAACATTACATGAGAATATCAATACTTTGGTATCGATTAATAAGTCATTTAAAACCTTAGATTCAATTGTGGAAGCATCACATTATGTGAACTCATTTATTAATGAAAATGTTTCTGTAATTAAAGATACTACAGAGATTGTGACTTTCCCAAACAAGACTGTAAAAGCGATTTGGGAAGCTAAATTTAATGAGAGATATAGTGATTTAAGTGTTATTGAAAATTCAATAATAAAATCAGTTATGGAAGGTAATGTAGAAGCGCAAAAAAGTATATATACTGAGTTAGTTGATTCTTGTCTTGAGTCAATAAATACTAATTTACTAGAATGTACGATTGATGAAAAGGATAAGCTACTTCAGGTGAAGGATAAGTTATTAAGATTTACTTATAACGAAAATACCTTTGTAAGTGAAATTAGCAAGATAAATAGTTTAAAAAGTAGTTTAATATAATGTTTAATGCAATTATGTTGTCAGCCGATATAGGCTCTTGGTTATTAGAGCAAGCTCCAGTTATAGTTTTGATGGGGGTTGTTATCTGGTGGTTAGCTAAAAGGTTAATAAAATCAGAAGGTGATAAGGATGACCTAGCTAAAGATGTTATTAAATTAACAACTTTGTGGGAAGAGAAAAATGGTGCTATGGATGATAGTAGCGATAAAGATAGAGAAAAGATTTTGGAATTGTTGCGGGATATCAAAATGCTTGTTAAAAAAGAACCTTAAAAATGAGTATGTTAGATAAAATCTTTAATAGTGGTAACGATAATTATGATAAGGCTAGAGCTGGACTTAACAACGTTAAAAAGAAATTCGATGGTTTTGTTATTTCATTTCCAGATGTAACCACAGATGAAATTATTTTCATAAAAGAGAAGTGGGAGTCATTACCTAAGCAAGTTGCTAATGGTGTTAAAATTATGGCGCTTGATTCTAGTGATACGATTAAATCATTCATAACACAATATAATCCAAATGCATACATAATACCACATAGGCATCTAATCGAATATGAGGTTGGTACTGTGATACAAGGTAGTATTACTAATAAGCTAACTGGGGTTGTTTATGCGATTGGTGATACCTATACATTCCCCCCTAATGAAATACATTATATGGCTTCATCAAAAGAAGGTTGTTTAGTTTTCTGCCTTAACAACTAATAAGGTATATAAGTGCCGTTGAAAAAAACCTTAAGTCGCTTGAATGTAAACATTGAGGGTTATTAAAGATACCAGGTACAATAAGGCTTACGCTTTGGCTTTATTGTAATTGTCTATTTGTATAAATATAAATACAATATGAGTAATAAAGGGACTGAAGTTGAAGTTAATAAATTGAAAACTACTATCTGGTACTATGAATAAAAAATAAACCTAAGAAGTTATACATTAGATTTTACTGCTTGGCTAATCCAATTAATAAAGATAGTAATATTAATTATGATAATGTAATTAAAAAACTTACTAAGAAGATTAAAACCACATTATATCGGGATATCAATACGATTAAATTTGATAAGGATAAGACCCTGATTGATATGGATATGCGGGAATCAGGTATTGCTTACGGTAAACCTAGTTATATGTGCTGTGAGATAACATTAAATCAAACTAACCATCATTTATTAACGTCAGAGCTAATGATATCAGAATTATCGGTAATAACTGATAGTCTAATACTTAACACCTTTAATGATGATGATAATTTTAAATTTTATAAAAAAAAGCTAACTGCTAAGTTAGATATTAAAAAGCCTAATCATAAAGATTAGGCTTTTTTTTGTTTATTGATATATTTATAGTAAATAGAAATAAACGATGAGAGATTTTAAGGTATTAAGGAATGAGACTGGTGTTAAAGGTATTTGCATTAGGTGATTCTGGATTTATAGAACCGAGCGATGAAAGAAATAGACCTTTCTTAAATGAAATGGCTAAGGTTGGTTCGGCTATTATGGTGGAACCTTTAATATTATTTGTAGTATTACAAAAATATGGAATAGAAAACAAGAACGGTAGAATATACCCTGAGCATATATTAAGAAGAGAAGCTAAGGATTATGAAAATTTAATTCGTAGTAGGTCCGCAGTTGGTGAGAGTGACCACCCAGAATCATCAGTAATATCAAATAGTAGAATTTCACATGAAATTAAAAAGATTTGGTGGGAAGGGAAAACTCTTGTAGGTGAAATTGAGATTCTTATGTCACCAGGTTTTGTTAACCAAGGTATCATATCTTGTGAAGGTGATAGAATAGCTAATATGTTAAGAAGAGGAATCCGTGTTGGTGTATCTTCAAGGGGTGTTGGGTCATTAGAAGAAATTAATGGTAATTTAATTGTACAAGATGATTTCGAATTAATTTGTTGGGATATTGTAACTAGCCCTAGTACTCCAGGTTCATATATGTTTAATAATAGGTCTGAAGCACAGCCTTTTATGGAATCTACAGCTAGAAAAGGTAAGAGTTTAATCTCTGATTTAGAAGATTTTTTAATATTATAAATAAAAAAATAAATAAAAGTTTTAAGTTTTTTTCAATAAAACAAGTTTTTTGTAAAAAATACATATATTTATTATCAAATGTACTAAGTAACTTGTACATATAAACAAAAAAAAATAAAAATTCAAATAAGATGGCAGACAAAAAGTCTAACTTAATAGAAGAAGCAATAGCGGAGTTTAAACTTATCGAAAGTGCGTTGAACTCAAATGCTAAAGAAATACTTCGTTCGGTAGCGAAAGAAGAAATTACTAGCACGCTAAACGAATCCTTAAATGAGGATGAGTATGATATCGAAGATATCGAAGATGACAACGGAGACGTTGACGCATTACCAGTTGGTGCGCCTGAAGAAGGAGGAGATGATTTAGGTCTTGACTCTATGGATGACTCAGAGATGGGTGATTCTGAAATGGGTGGTGCTGGCGAACTTGGGATTGATGACATGGGATTGGACTCTGAAGGTAGCGAAGACTACGAAACAGAAGAGGTAGCAAGACTACGAAATGGACAGGGCATGAACGGAAATGTCAAGTTTTACAGGGCGGAAAGCAGAATTGAAGTTGTATCAAAATGAGATTAATTAAAGACCCAGTTTAGTGCTGAATACAATGTTAAAATAGGTGGTGGAGATAGGTATTAAGGTAAAATGGATAATGGTGAAGTGGAATCGAGATTCTGAAGAATGAAATGGGTATGGAACCAGAAATGGTAGAGATGTCCCAAATGGGAGCTGAACCTGAAAGGTGATGCGTAAAGGGTGACACTGAATCTGACGAAATATAAAAGGTGAGGACGATGAGGAAGAAGAAGAAATGGGTGAATCTGTTGTTTATGAAGTTGAATTGTCGGAAGATGATGAAATTGCAGAAGACATTGTAAGAGGAAAAGGTCATGATAAAGAGTTAGTTAATTCTAGCGCACCTAACACAGGTGATATTGAAGGTCAAAAAGCACCTAATGATAAAGATTCTGGAGACAACCTAGTAGGTGGTTTTAAAGATGATGCTCAAAACGGTACTGGTGATAATCATGCAACACACATTATGGAAATGGAAGATGATGAAATGAATGAAGGGGATGAAGAAGCAATTGACGAAGAAATAGTTGACGAATCAATACCTAAAGGAAGTTCAGATGCTCGTAGAGTTCCAGGACAAGCAAGAATTGGTCAACCAGTAGGAACAGGTGCAAAACATGTACCAGGTGTTGCAGGTGGTCAATACGAATCGATTGTTAAAAAATACAATGCATTACTAGCAGAAGCTAAAAAAATTAAAGTAGAGAATGATACGTTCAGAGCTTCTATGAATGGATTTAGAAAAATGTTAGGTGAAACTGCTGTATTTAATTCAAACTTAACTTATGTTACAAAATTATTCCTAGAACACTCTACTACTAGTGCAGAGAAAAAACAAATTCTAGATAGATTTGATAACGAAGTTGGTACAATTGACGAATCAAAAAAATTATACAAAAACATTGCATCAGAGTTAGGAGCTAAAACTCCAATCTATGAGTCAGTAGAAAAAAGAATCGTGTCTGCACCAGCAACAAGCCAATCATCTCAATTAAATGAGACTAAGGTTTATGTTGACCCAGCACAAAAAAGAATAATCGATTTAATGAATAGGACTCAAAATAGATAGTCTATTAAATCATAATAATAACAATAACAATAAATAAAAACAAATAAATTATGTCACATTTTTTAACTTCAGGACAAGTTGGTAACATCGGACTGAAC